ATCATTTTTTGATACTAATCCAAAAGAAGAATAGATCTTCTTCATCAATTTTTTATTGAGTTTTTCTAAATCAGGAATGCTCATATTCAAATCATTAATAGTTTTGTAGTTAAATAGATTGCGCAAGGTGATATCTTAAAAAAACTACAATTAAAACTGATAATTAATAAATTATAATTTTCTAGACACTTATTAGTTGAGAAACAACAAAAATAAATACATATGTGTCAATTTAACGCAATGTACTTAATTTTATTCATTTTAAGTATTTTTTTTTATTTTGATAATATATAAATAATAAAAAAATATAAAGTTAGTTTTTTGTTATTTCTTTTATTATTTTTGACAAAATCGTCAAGACAAAAAAATCAAGGAGATGAAAGAAACTTTAGGAGAATATATTCATAAATTAAGATTAGAAAATAATCTTACTTTAACAAAACTTGCAGCTTCATTAGATATTGATCAATCAACATTATCTAAAATTGAAAATGGAAAAAGAAATATTCATGAAGAGTTATTACCAAAAATTTCAAATGTATTTAATCTTGATTTAAAATCTCTTGAAAAAGAATATTATAGTGAAAAAATTGCTGCATTAATATATAAAGAGGAAGATACTAAAAGTTTATTCCTTTTAGCAGAAGAGAAAGCAAAATATTTTAGAGCTCAAAAAATTACTCAAGGAATTATTAAATTTTAAAAGATGATTGGAACTTCTTTATTCTCAAGTGCTGGTATATCAGAAACTTATCTAGAAGATGTCGGGTTGAATATTACTGTTGCAAATGAATTATTACTTGAAAGAGCTAATTTATATCAAGCTATTTACCCAAAAGCAAAGATGATTGCAGGTAATATTTTAGATGATAGAATATTTAAAACAATTTTAGATAATAGTTCAGATAAACTTGATTTTCTGTTAGCTTCACCTCCTTGCCAAGGTATGAGTGTAGCAGGAAAAAATAGAAATGTTCAACAAATGCTTACTGATGAACGTAATTATCTTGTTTTTAGGATAATTGATTTTATAAAAATTAAATCACCAAAGTTTGTTTTGATTGAAAATGTACCAACATTTTTTAAAATAGAACTTCCTTTTCAAAATAAACAGTTAAAAGTATTAGATATTCTATCAATATTATTTGCAGATGAATATAATATAGAAGCTGAAGTTTATGATGCATCTAATTTTGGAGTAGCTCAAAAGAGAACTAGGGCAATAATTAAATTGTATAAAAAAGGACTTAAGTGGGGAATTCCAAATTCTTCACAAGCTATTACTGTAGAGCAAGCTATAGGAGATTTACCAAGTATTGAGGCTGGAGAAAAATCTAATCTAAAATGGCATTTTGCTCGTAATCATTCAAAAAATCATATTGAATGGATGAAAAATACTCCTACAGGTAGGACAGCATTTGAAAATGAAGTCTTTTATCCGCAAAAAGCAAATGGAGAAAAAATAAAAAGTTACAGTACAACTTACAGGAGGATAAAATGGGATGAACCTGCTCCAACTATAACGATGAGAAATGATGCTGTAAGTTCGCAGTTAAATGTTCACCCTGGCAGACTCATGAAAGATGGTACTTTTTCTGACGCGAGAGTTTTGACTCCTTTAGAATTAATGTTGTTGTCTTCACTTCCGAATGATTGGAATATTCCTTCTGATACGCCAGAAGCTTTAATAAGAAAGTGTATTGGCGAGTGTATTCCACCATTACTGATTAAGAAAATTGTAGCTGAAATAAATATATAACAATGACACATCGAGTTGAACGTAATAAATGGATTTTATACAGACATACTAGTAATTTTGATTTGGTGACAGCTGTCGCTATAAATTTAAAATTTTTTTCAAAAACTTCTATTTCAAGTGAGGATAAGAAGCAATTGTTATTAGAACTAAAAAAATTAGACTATTATAAGGAACGTAATCCTGAATTGCCTCTTGATTCAATAAATCACAGGATTAATACTCTTGCATATTATATGTTCGGTTATAAAGAAAAAATAAAAGGAGAAGATAGATTTTTATTTAGTCCATTAGGTAATTTATTTTTAAAAAATATTGACAACAAAAAAAAATTGAGTAATATTTTCCTAACAATGTTATGGGCTTTGCAGTTTGAACACCCACACGGAGGCTCAAACTCGATTTTTAAACTATATCCTTTTAGACTAATTTTTAAATTGCTTTCGGAACCAAGATTGGATTTTAAATTATTTGCATTTGAAGTAGGGTATTACGTTGTTTTTGTAGAGGAAATAACTGAGAGGAGTTACGAAAGATTAGTGCTAAATATTCTTGAGATGAGAACATGGACTAATGAAAAAATTAAAATTGAATTTAAAAAAGATGAACATACATATGTAAATGCTATTTATGAATGGGATTATTATGTAAGTAAACTTTTTGTCGAAGCCGGAATAATTGAGAAGAAAAATGGCGAAATAATATGTAAATTAAATCATGGGAAAAGTACAATTCGGAGTTTAACCAAAAATGAAGTTACTATTTCTCCAACAGTGATGAGTTTAATTGCTAAACTTGAAAAGGAAAATTCTTTTTTAGAAAAACCTTTAAAATTAAATGACTCAGAAAGACTTACAATTGATGTTGTCAAGGAAATTTATAGCTTTTATCCTCGTGCTATTTTAGAAGAGATAGAAGAATTTGTTGATGAAAAAAAAATAGAGTTATTAAATTTACCTAAATTGATAGAACAGTATTCAAATAATAATGAGGGTAAAGAGGCTTATGTTTTTGAAGATGTTATCGTTGATGGTTTTAATATGTTTTATAATATTGAAGCGAAAAAGATTGGAGGAGCTGGAAATACCGATGTTGAATGTTTATATTTAACAGAAGAAAGAAAATTTGCAGTTGATGCTAAATCGACTAAAAATAAGCTATCTATAATAAATTCAGGGCGCTTAGAAGGACATCGTGAAAAAATTGGAGGAACATATACAATTGTTATCACTCCTAGGTATGTCCCTGCAGTTTTACAAGATATAAAAACTAGTTCAATTGTAATAATTAGAGCAAGTACATTTTCGGAATACCTATATAATTGTATTGAAAATGATGTTCGTGATATTGATTATAAAGATTTTGACAATATCATTTCTAAAAATTTAGGAAAAGACATAAGCAAAAATATTTCAGATTTAACAATTGCAAGATTTGCAACTAAAAATTAAATACCAAATTATGATTACAGTTACTAGAGAGAACAATATGAAATTAATGGCAAGGTATCCTGACAATTACTTTGAACTTGCAATTGTTGATCCGCCTTATGGAATTTTAAATAAGACAAAAAGAGGTGGTGACCATAAATTTAATATGAAAGAATATAGTCAGTGGGATGTAAAACCTAATGATGAATACTTTAATGAATTATTTAGAGTGTCAAAAAATCAAATTATTTGGGGAGGAAATTATTTTAGTCAAATCTGGTTAAGAAGTGAATACAATAAAGGTTTTATCATATGGGATAAAAATCAGCCTGAAAGCTTAAATAATTTTTCGATGGCAGAAATGGCTTGGTCATCTCTAGATAAACCATCAAAAATTTTTAGATATAGCGTTAGAAAAAATAGAAATAAAATTCATCCGACTCAAAAACCAATTGAACTTTATGAATGGCTTTTAAAAATGTATGCAAAACAAGGAGATAAAATATTAGATACTCATTTGGGCTCTGGAAGTATTGCGATAGCTTGTCATGATTACGGTTTTGAGCTGACCGCATGCGAATTGGATCCTGATTATTATAATTCAGCTGTAAAAAGAATAACAAACCACATAGGACAACAAAAACTATTTTAATGCGACCTATTTTATATTGGTGGAACAAACTACCTAAACAAGAAAAGCAATCAATTATGAAGTCTAAAAACATAAAGGCGATTACTTTTGAAATGATCAAAGAATTGTATAACGAAAAAAAATAAATAATCATGAATAAAGAAATATTAAAAATGATTCTTGAAGGTACTGGATTTACTCAAAGGGAATTTTCTGAACAGATAAAATGTACAGAAACGCAACTTTCAAAATGGCTTTCAGGGTCTAGAAACATTAGAGAAAAACGTCTTAAAGAAATTTTAACACAATTTAATTTAAAAATATCTTTCGAATTACTTGCACAATAAGTGAAACATTTGTATCTTTGAATATAATTTAAAACCAAAACATTATGTATCAAGACGCATTTGAATTAGTAAGTAGTTTAGTAGATGGAATATTTATTGACTACATTAGATTTAACAAAAACACAATAACTGTTAAATTTATCCAGGAGCCAAGCGAAATTAGTTTCTCGATTAGAAAAGGAGTTGCAGAGGATATTTTAGAACTGCTAGAAACTTACAAGTAAACAAAAACAAAGCCGGTGAAATTCCGGCTAATTTAAAACCCAATAAATACCACACATTATGAAAAATTTTATCTTAACATTCGCATTAATTATTATTTCTTTAAACGTTTTTGGACGGTCAAAAATTAACGATATGCCAAGAACTAAAAACATTGTTTCAATTGAATACGGTGTTACTTGTGGCAAAACAGGAAAGTCAGCCGTTTACGTTTACTTCAAAGCAAAATCAAGTCAGGGTTTCAATGTAAAAACGGATAGAGAAATCGTTTATATTGAAAACATTTCTAACTTGCAAAGAACAGTTGAATATCAATCTTACTTAAGACGTTCGTAATTATGGAAAAGTTAATTTCAATGACCGAAAAGGTTTTAGAACTTCAAACCCAATTAAAAAGATGTATTGAACAAAGCATGCCTTTTACAGATTTGCAATCGTTAAAACAAAGTATTCAAGATAAAATATTCAAACATGCAAATTTGCTTTCTCAAAAACTTGAATTATGGATGTTTGTGCCCTGTAAAAAAGTTAATGGTGTTTGGGTTGTTTTGGAAGAGCCGTTTAATGATGGCCAAAACGATAACTATTATTCAAGTGCATTGCAAGAATACCAAGAAGCAAAAGACAGAGTTTTGTTTGATGGTAAATTCGACGTAAACTCAGAAAGACAGTTGATAAGGTTTAATAATATTATGCAACCTATAGAGTGTTTAGGTGTAATTGAGAACCTAATAAAATACAATTTACAATTAACCAAAACCGCATAAAAACAATTATCATGAATCCACCGCCACCACCACCATTTAACTGTGAAGTATTTTCGCCTTGTTGGTGTTCAGTAGCAGGAAGAGCAAACAACCCGCATTGCAAACAAAGCGTATCGATTCAAAGTGATTTGTTTGCGTTTTTGTTGGTTGCAGGAATATTGAGTTATATGATATTAATATTTAAACCTAAAATAAAATTATGGATAAAAGAATTTTAAACGAAATAGCTAAAAGATGGTGCAAAGGCATTCTTATGATGAATGATGTTACCGATGAAACAACCAATGAGTTATTATCCCAAGAAGAAGCTGATTATCTAGTTGCACAATCTGAAAAGATAGCGAATAGAATTACAGATAAACCCGCAGCAATATCTTTAAACGATCTAATTCAGGAATATTACGAGATTGAATAATTAAAAACCCAAAACCATGAAAAAATCAATTTTAAAAGAAATAGAATCGTTATTCGAAACTGGAGAAATCCAAACAATTAAATTTAGCAAAACCGGAAAAACTACGGTTAAGTACGTGAAAGAACCAAAGCTAATTCAATACTCTAAATGCGATAATATTTTGCAAGTGATAAAAGAACATGCGGAATTAAGTAAAAGCCTTGAAAAGGTCGAAATGAAGCCTAAATTAAAGCTTACGATTGCCGATATTGAAAAAATAAATGTAATCGCTGAGGAAGTAGGTTGTAAAAAACAATCTTCTTTTCATAATTGGATTGACAGAGTTGGTTTTTGGCTAGGCGGTGGAAAATCGTTTGCTCCAGATGAATGTAAAACTTTTGCGTAAAAAAACCTAAATACTAATTACAAATAAAGTAGATTATGGCACATCATATAATTAAACAGCCTAATGGTTTATATTGCATTTACTCAACTGTTGTAGATGCTTTTCTTATTGAAGACGCTACACGAGAAGATGTGATAAAATCAGAGCAGTCGGACAGTAATTACAGACCTAAAATAGTTAAAGTAGCAGTTAACAACATAATTGATTTAATTGACAAAGGAATAGATCCTTACAATGGTTTCGCTTATGATTACGAAACGGCTAAAGAATTTGATAATCAATTAAAAAACAACTAACATGAATGATTCAATATCTACAAAAATTATAATACTAATAGTTATTCTAGCTTTATTTATTATGGCATATAAATCAGACAAACACGTTTAGTTACGTGTTTTTTGCTTTTTACGATGTAATTAACTAATTTTGGGGTATTATGGGAGCAGGTAGACCAAGTGAATATAATTTCGAAATGTGCCAAGCTATATGCGAAGAAGTGGCAGAAGGTTTTAATATTAAAACAGTATTAAAGTCTAAATCAGAGTACCCAGACTTTTCTACTTGGTGCCGATGGAAACGTAACAATGAAGAATTACGCAACCTGTATGTAAACGCAATGCAGGACAAAGCCGAATCTGAGATGGAAGAGATTGATTACATTAGAGATCAATTGAAAGCAGGAGAAATGGATCCGTCAGTCGGAAACGTTTTAATACAAACAGGTAAATGGCTTTCTTCTAAGTTTTACCCAAAAATGTTTGGGGATAAACTAGACGTTACTTCCGGAGGCGAGAAACTGCCACAGGTCACAATATTCCAATTACCTGACAATGACAGAAAATAATGCAGTTATAATACGACCACAAGACGGTTATCAAATGTCTTTTTTATCCAGTTCTGCAGATATTGCAATTGGAGGCGGTGCTGCAGGCGTAGGTAAAACATATTCATTACTTTTAGAGAATTTAAGACACAAAGACGTCCCAGGTTTCGGAGTTGTTTGTTTTAGAAGAACTACCCCGCAAATCAAAGCAGAAGGAGCTTTATGGGATACTTCAATGACTATTTATAATCAAGCAGGAGGAAAGCCAAGAGAAAGCAGTTTAGAATGGGATTTTGGAGCTTCTAAAGTAAAGTTTTCGCATTTAGAATATGATAAGAATATGTACGATTGGCAAGGTTCGCAAATTCCTTTAATTGAATTTGACGAGCTTACTCATTTTCCAAAGAAGATGTTTTTCTATTTACTTACTCGTAATCGTTCGGTTTGCGGTGTTAATCCGTATGTTAGAGCCACTTGTAATCCTGATCCTGATAGTTGGGTTGCTGAATTTATAGAGTGGTGGATTGATCCTGAAACAGGTTTACCAATACCGGAACGTGATGGAAAATTACGTTATTTAATTGTTGATGGAGACAATTATATTTGGGGGGATTCTAAAGAAGAAGCTATTCAAAAAGGATGGCATATACTTGAAGATGTTGTAAATAAATCAGGTATTGATCCGAATGAGTTCGTTAAGTCAGTTACTTTTATTTCTGGAAGCATTTACGATAACAAAGAGTTACTTAAAACAAATCCTGCTTATTTAGGGAACCTATTAGCGCAAGATTCAGCAACTCAGGCAGCGTTATTACACGGTAACTGGAAGATGGTTTTATCCGATAATGACATTTACGAATACGAATCATTCAGAGGAATGTTTAACAATGTTTATGATTTAGAAGATACTGAAGAAACTTTTATTACTGCCGATATTGCAATGAAAGGATCCAATAAGTTTATTGTTGGAGGTTGGCGAGGACGTGAATTAGTTAAGATAAAAATATTAGATAAAAACAACGGTAAAGAAGTTATTGAAGTAATTACCGACATGGCGAAGGAATTAAAAACTCCTAATAAAAATATTTGTTATGATGCTGATGGCGTTGGTAGTTTTATTGATGGGTTTATAGTTGGTTCAATTCCGTTTAATAACGGAGGTAGCCCATTCCCTAATCCTGAGCTAAAACAAGGAGATAAAGATTTTGGACAAAAAGAAAATTACCTAAATCTTAAAACACAATGTTATTACCGATCAGGGGATAAAGTAAAAGCAGGAAAATACAAAGTATCTGAAGAAGTAGCTAATACTATGTATGATGATAAAATGACCGTTAAACAGCGTTTTATGCACGAAAGAAAAGCTATAAAACGTAAAAAAGTTGATATGGACGGCAAGCTTCAAATTAACGGTAAAGACGAAATGAAAGCTAAATTAAACGGAGATTCACCCGATTTAATGGACATGTTTATGATACGTGAAAGATTCTATTTAGATAAGCAACCTGCTTTTTTTATAATGTAATAAAAATTTATATATCTTTGTTGTATGGCAAATAGTTTAATGAACAGTTTTAGATTAGGTTACGACTATCTTACGGGAGGTAAAAAAACACGTAATGCATACAATCAGGCGTTTTACGAATGGATCGGAATCGGTTACGTTCAGTACGATCACAAAAATAAAACGTACCTCGATAAGGGTTACAACACTAATCCTACTATATTTTCCATTATAAATAAATCTACTGTAAAACTTGTTTCAGTTCCTTATGCTATAAAAGAAGTTGAGGATAAACAAAGCTACTCAAAGCTTAAAATGTTGGATTTAGCAACTAAAGGAAACATTTCTGTTCGTCAATACATTGATAAAGTTGAATTAGAAACCAAAGCTTATAAAGATAAAGAAAAGCCTTTTCCATTAGAACAGCCTAACCCAAATCAAACGTGGTCAGATATATTCGGACTGTATAAGACTTATTTGGATTTAATCGGTAATTTTTATCTATACACTCCAAAACCTGAAGATGGATTAAACAAAGGTGTTCCAAAATTGGCTTATGCTTTACCGGCTCACATGATACAAATAGTACTTAAAAAAGACGCTAATTTGTTGTATGATGAAAACCCAATTGATTACTACATGCTTATTGATGGTGATTGGTTTATTCAGTTCCCTGTAGAAGATGTGATTCATGTAAAAACTGTTAACCCTAATTACGATAGATCAGGATCTCATTTATACGGACAATCTCGTTTAAGAGCAGGATTACGTAATTTACAATCTCAAAATAGCGCAATTGACACTAATATTCAAATGCTTAAATCAGCAGGAGCATACGGATTTTTATACGGTAAAGGAACGCCGTTGACACCGGATCAAGCGAGTTCGTTAAAAGAGCGTTTAGTTGAAATGGATAAAGACCCAGGAAGATTAGGTAAGATTGGAGCTTCATCTGCTGAGATTGGATTTCAAAGAATTTCACTTACTACTGATGAATTGAAACCTTTTGATTATCTTAATTGGGATCAAAAAATGTTATGTAATGTTTTGAATTATCCTGATGAATTGTTGAACAATGATGGAGGGTCTAAATTAGGTGGCACATCCGAAACAATGGAGGCTAAAAAAACATTGATTACTGAAAACATTCAGCCTGATTTAATATTGCTTCAGGACGCTTTAAACAAGTCTTTTGTTCCATTGTTCCCAGGTTATGAAAATAGCGTTATTGAATGGGATGTAACCGCGCTTCCAGAAATGCAAACAGATATGAAACAAATGTCTGAGGCATTAGATAAAATACCATTAACACCTAATGAAGTAAGAACAGCTTTCAAATACGAAACAGTTGAAGATGATGGAATGGATGTTGTTTGGATTAATACAGGTAAAGTAAGAATTGATGATGTAAGTGCGGAAATGATTAATGATGCTAATTTGTAGGTTATGAGTGAAGAAATATTAGATCGTTTAGGTAAAATTACCAGAATGGCAAACAGAATGAGAAATAAATATCCTGATATATTTAGCGAAAACGATAAGAAAATAATCGAGATTTGTCAGGATATAATGAGCAAAACTTCTGACATAAAAGAGAACGAAAAAATTGTTCAAAGTAAATAATGATAAATTGGAAAAAACTACAACCAAGATACGAAAAGAAAGCGTATAGAATAGTTCAGAAACATATTAAATTGATTCTGAGTAGAATTCCTGTAGACAATACTAATTTGAATAATTATGAGATCATAATTGAGTTAAATATTCATAGTGAGGACGTGTTTAAGATGTTTTTAGAACTATACAATACAATTGGAATAGATTATGGGAACAGGGTAAATAAAGACTTAGAAAAGGTTACAAAAGCAAATACTTTATTCAATGACTATTTGTTAAAAGAAATTTTACTATTTTTGTCTAATGAAGGAGGTGTAAAGATTACAAGTGTTAGAGATACTTTGATTCAAGATGTTATAAAAGGTATTAAAGATGGTTTAGTAGAAAACGGAACTGTTATCGATTTACAAAATGCTATTTATAATATAATTTCAAAATCACAGCCTTTTTATAAATATCAGGCTTTACGAATTGCAAGAACTGAAACAACTAGCGCAAGTAATTTCGCATCGTTTAGAACAGCTCAGAACAGCGAATTGTTGTTAGATAAAGTTTGGATTAGCGTTCAGGATAATAGAACAAGAAGAACGCCTTTCGATCATTATTATATTGATGGAGTTGTACAGGAATTAGAGCAACCGTTTTATTTAGGCGGTTCGGATTATTTGCAATATCCAGGGGATATAAAAGGACAACCTGCTGATGTAATAAATTGCAGATGCACTTTGAGTTACAAACCGAGGCGTGATTCTGAAGGTAATTTAATATTAAAACAATAACAATGAACTTTAAACAATTGTCTTACGATTTAAAAGAGCTTGACGATGCTAAAGGCGTTGTTGTTGCTTATGCTAACGCTTACAATAACGAGGATTCAGACAAAGACATTTCTGCTCCGGGTTCATTTGATAAAACAGTCACGGAAAATTTTAAGCGTATTCGTGTTTTAAAAGATCATAATCCTACAATGATGATTGGGGTACCATTGAAAATTGATACTACTGATCCTTATGGATTGCTTACAACAACTCAGTTCAACATGAATAAGCCATTAGGAAAAGACATGTTTACTGATGTAAAATTGATGCATGAAAGCAATATGAATGCTGAATTATCAATCGGTTATAGCGTAATGAAGCGTGATAGTAAAAACAAATCAATCATTACTGAATATAAGTTAATGGAATATTCGTTTCTTTCAAGTTGGGCAGCGAATGAATTAGCAACAGTACAAGACATAAAAGGAATAAAAAGCCATTACGGTATTTTATCACTTATTGAAAAAGCATACAATTTGGATTACTCTGACGAAAGATTAAGACAATTTGAAACATTATTAAAATCACTTTCTAATGAGCCGTCAGAAACTGACACTTTGCAAGATAAGCCGATTATCGAAACTATCGAACAATTTAGACAATCATTAAAATTAAATTAAAATGGATTTAAAAGAACAATTAGAAGGTTTAAAAAATGACCTTACAAACAATTTTGATACTAAATCAAAGTTAGATATTCAAACGGCTATTGAAGCATTTGAAACAAAAGTAAAAGCTGAAAACGAAGCTGTAAAAAAACAATTCGAAAAAGAGGTTGAAGATCTGAAAGCTGATTTTCAAACAAAATCTAAATTACAACAAGATCATCTTGACGCTTTAGATATCCGTTTGAAACAAGCAAAAGGAGAGGCTTCACACGAAGTAAAAACTTTCAATAAAATCATTGCTGAAGTAATCAAAGAAAATGCCGAAGCTATCCAAAACCACCGTAAAGGAGAGGTTTTAAGCTTAGAACTTAAAGAGGTTGGGGATATGTCTATTGCTGCTAATTTCCCAGGATCAACTCCATGGAATCAGGATGTAAGAGAAATGATGATTCCAAAACCTTATGATAGAGTTTGGTTGTCTGATTACTTGCCACAAGGAAGCACTACAAAAGGAAGCGTTATTTATCCAAAACAAAACGGAGGTGAAGGAGCGGCTGCGACTTGGGTAACAGGATCAGGAAACAAACCTCAAATGGATTACGATTTAACAAGCCAATCTGCTTTCGTTAAATGGATTGCAGGTTTCGTTATTGTTGACCGTGAAATGCTTGACGATTTGGAGTTTATGACTTCTTACATTCAATCACAAATGCTTATCAGTTTAAAAGTTGCTGAGAATGATTTTATCTTAAACGGTACGGCAGACACAAATCCGGTACAAGGATTACTTGATGTTGCAACAGCTTACGATGGAACTTTTACCGCTCCAGTTGATAAGATTGTAGATGCTGCTTATGGTCAAATTCCAGAAGATACTTTCGAGTTCTATCAAGGGAATACAGCTATTTTAAACGTTCGTGATGGTGTTAAAATCGGATTGAACAAAGCCGAAGGGTCTGGCGAGTATGATTTGCCTCCAGGAACCGTAGCTTTTGAAAACGGAAGATTGAGAGTTGCAGGATTGAATATTGCTACTACTACTCAATTAGGAGCTAATAACTTCTTAGCTTTCGATAGAACCGCTACTTTGCTTATCAACAGATTAGCACCTGAATTGAGAATGTTTGAAGATGCTACTTTGGCTAAGCAAAACAAAGTAATGTTCAGAATTGAAGAAAGAATCACACTTGCTATTTTCAACAATAGTGCGGTTGTAAAAGGATCTTTGGCTACGCCTTCTATCTAATAGAATTTGAATTATAAATTAACTCGATATGTAAAAGTATCGAGTTTTTTATTTATATTTGAATTATGAAATTTCTTAAAGGGCTTTTCACTTTACTAATCTTTATGTTTAGTTTAGCGGTATTCAGTTTTACATCTGAGCCGAAGCAAAAAACAAAAACAACAATTAACGCTAATTTTCCGGAGACGCAAAATTTATTTATTGTTGAAAATGTAGAAAAATTAATTGTTCACAAGGCGAGAGAATTTTTTAAATGTGAATTAATTACAGACGAATCCTACGAAAAAGAAATTAATTATATTTCAGATGTAGGTTGGTCTTTTAATAAAGATTACGATTATTTAAAATTAAAAGAAAATTATCCTGGTGAATATAATGCGCGAATAAGGGATGATACTAAATAAATTTAAACCTCCTTTCGAAAGATTGGAGGTTTTTTATTAAATTTACCTTATGAAAGTAATAATATATTTAAGTAACTGGAATTTGTTGGGCGGTGTTGAAACCTTCACTAAGAACTTTGCAAAAAGAATGTCAAAGCATCACAATGTTACATTGATGTATGATAATGTTGCAAGTCCGCATTTGATAACGGAAATGCAGAAGTATTGCAGTATTGAGAAAGTTAATTTCAAACATCGATACAAATGCGATGTGTTTATTTCAGCTTCAGCATGGGGTAAGAGTGCATTTGATGTAATAGATTCAAAAGTTTATATTCAGACCGTACACGCTGATTACAGAGTAATTATATCAGGTTGGGCATTTAAGTATAAAAAGTATCCTAAAGTAACACATCATGTTTGCGTTGGGGAAATAGTAAAAGAAGGGTTTGAGATTACCACAAGTTTAAAATGTGATGCGGTCATTTACAATCTTTTAGATAACACGCAGAAATACGAGAAGAAAAAGAAAAACAAAGTATTGTCATTAATCACTTGTTCACGTTTATCCGGTGAAAAAGGTTTCAACAGAATGCATATAATGGCTAAGCAAATGGATTCTTTAGGAATAGATTATGTTTGGAATATATTTGGTGATGATTCTCATACTTTCGGAAAACAATTATTAAAACAGTTTGCTGATTGTCCTAAAGTACACTTCAAAGGGATCACAACCGAACCATTCAAAGAAATTAACAAAGCTGATTATTTGGTTCAGTTATCAGATACTGAAGGATTCGCATATTCAGTTTATGAAGCAATGCAAGTTAAAACGCCTTGCATAATTACACCTTTTGCATCCGGTAAAGAACAAGTAACGAATGGTGTTAACGGTTACATTGTGCCGTTTGAAATGGATAATATTCCCTTTGATTCGATTCTTAAACGTGATTTAAAAGTACCCAAATTTGAGGAATTAGGTAAAGAAGAACACTGGATTGATTTCTTTGATAGTTGTTTAGAATGGTATAAAGAAAATGTAATTACTGTAAAAATAACTGCAGTCGTACAAAAATATAAAATAGATGAAATAGTAGATTTGCCAAAAGAACGAGCTTTATCGGCTATTGAAAGAGGGTTGGCGGTGTTAATAGAAAAGCCAATCGATTAGGATTGGCTTGTTTGTTTAGGTATTAGCGTTAATTGAACTTCATAGCATATTCTTTTTCTATCCGATAAAAAATCTTCATGATCTTGAATCTCAGTTTTAGAAGTATGTAAATATTGAATTATATTTTCAGATTTAAAAATGTTGTTAATAGCCTGTTTAAATATAATTTCTTCAGGAATGTTTTCGCTTTCTGGTTTTGTTACAATTGTTCTTCCTATAAAAATAATCGGATTAACAACTTTCTCTTTTATGTAAAGATTGTCTTTAACATACAAATCTTTAGTTGCTTTTAAATATTGTCCATTTCTAAACAATATATCGAAAATAATTAGTAGTTTCTTTTTCATGGTTTACTTTTTAGAGGAATGAGAACCGCCAAAACCTAATATTCCAGCGCCTAATACAAAACCGAAATTATACCAACCTCCATTGTTATTGTATGCGTAAAATGCAATATCATCAATGAATAAACTTCCAATAAATGATATTGGAGAAACAATCCCATGCCATAATCCAAACCAGAAACCATAAGCTTCTGGCGTAACGCATTCGCTTACATTTGGCGATACATCAGCACATGACGTTAATAATAAAAATACTGATAATGTAATAATAATTTTAACTGTTTTCATAACTATATAAATTAAAAAAGACCCAATAAAACTGAGTCGGCAGTTCTAAAGAGTCTTGTTTGTGTTTTTATACTTATCAGCTTCCGACTTCTGGTAAATATTTATGTGTTCTTATTTCAGATTGTAAATGTAACAATTATTTTTAAATACGCAACAATATTTTTATTATCTTTGAAACTATAAAACGCACTGCCTTAGGTCAAAGGTTTAACTAAATAGGTAGAACGACAATTGAAAGATATTGTAAGGAGCGGAATTAATACCCCGTACGGTGGGCTGAGACGTTAAGTTTAAAGTTTAGTTTGTGCGTTTTTATTTAATTAAAACTAATAGTTATGAAAGTCAAATTATTAAAAGATCATTTGGATCATACTGCGGGAGATACGATTGAAGTAACAGAGCAAAGAGGCGGTTATTTGCTTCGTGTTGGTGTTGGAGAAGTATCGGAAATTAAAAAAGAAACGAAGGAATTAAAGCAAAACTACAACAATAAAAAGCGGAACCCGAAAAGCTAACGAGTAGGGATTATACATAAATAAATACATACATACATTATGGGTTTTATTTTAAGATCAGTATATTCAGACAGAACAGAACTAAACAAAAGTTTAGGAGGCGATTACCAATTCATACACAGAGAATTGAATTATAATGAGTTTTCCAATATGTTTAACGCAGTATTTGAAAGGACTTATGTCGCGGATAATGATGATGAATCAGATATAAACACTAAGCAGATTTACGCATTTGTTGTTCATGATGGTGGTAAAGCAATCCCTTTAAACAAGGATTTAACTTATTTCATAATGACAGAAGGAGGGAAAACATTTGCAAATTTGAGTTATAGATAATTATTAAAAGAAAGGAGATTAAAACCGATGCATAACGTATCGGTTTTTTTTATATCTTTGAATCAAACAATTTTACAATGGCGTACATCGATGTAATCACTTTAGAAAGAGCTAAAAACTATTTACGTATTGATCCTGATTTAACTGAGGATGATGCGGAAATAACTTCAATGATTAATGCATCATTAAGATACGTTGAGCAAAGAACAAGACATTTTATGTATGCACGTGATATTGTTTATAATGGTAGTTGTCAGGTAAAAGTTTACGATTACCCGATTAACTCGGTTGTAGTTCCAACAGATCCTTTGCCGTGGTCAATTACTCGTACAATGTACACTATTTATCCTGATGCAAAAACGGTTACGTTAAATATTGGTTATGCGACACCCGAAGAAGTGCCAGATATTTTTATTCAATCAGCATTGCAAATGATTAAAATATGGTACTACGAGTCAGAGAAACAAGTGAATAGCCAAATGATACCGATTAGCGTAACTGAAGCTTTGGATGTAGAAAAAAGATTTATATGATACTAAGTAAGCGATGTAATGTTTATAGCCATTTTATAGGACTTTCTTTTATTTGTGATAAAGGATTAGACTATAATTTATTTGAAATTAAACTTTTTTTCATTGAATTTTATTTAATATTAAGTAAAAAATGTTAGCAAGACAATACGATAAAAGAATTAAAATTTACAGTACAACCAACGTTCCTGACGGTTACGGTGGTAATACTGTAACAGATGTTTTAATTGGCTCATTTTGGGCTGAATTAAAGCAAAATTCAGCTTATCGTGATTACAGCATAGGCAAATCAGACATTAAAGATAATTGGTCGTTTAATATTCGTGCAACACCTAAAATCACTCCTGATAACATAGATAATTTAACAATAGAATATCGTGGAATAAAAAGGGTTGTAAATGATATTAGATACAATGATGAATTATTCAGAGAATTAAATATTACGGCTAATGGCTAGAACCGGAGTAAAAGGAACATTTGCGACTATTCAGGCGATACGTAAGTTTGGTAAAGACACCGAGAAAATGATTGATGCCGAAACACAAGCTATTGCGTTTCAAATAGAAGGTGATGCAAAGAAGCTAGCTCCTAAAAACTTTGGTAAATTAGCTCAGTCTATTTCTTTCCGTAGAAAAAGTAGTATGAATTACGAATTAACTGTAAATGAAAAATACGGAGGTTATATTGAATTTGGAACAGGAACCAAAGTGAAAGTACCTGCTGAATTTGAAAGTATGGCAAATAGTTTGAGAGGTCAAAAAGGAGGTTCTTTTAAGGATGGATTAGAAGCGATAAAAATTTGGTGTCGATCAAAAGGCATTGATGAAAAAGCAGCTTATCCTATCTTTGCCAAAATATTAGGCGCAGGAATAAATCCACAGCCTTTTCTATATCCGGCATGGATGAAGGGTAAAAGGGATTATTTGCAAAACCTTAGAAAATTACTTGGTAAATTAAAGAAAAAAATATAGTATCTTTGAAACATGGTTACAACGAATCCAGATAAATTTATTCGTAAAGCGGTTTTTGAAGCCACTAATAATATTGTGGTTAATTCAAAAATAATAAAAACGTTTGATAGTAGATTAACCGGAAACGCTAATTTATCAGAATACATTTTAATGACTGCCCAGGATAAGGAAGTATTGAAAAATACTAAATGTGAGTACGAATGGCAATCATCATTATTAATTGAAATTTACACACGTTATTCAAGTGTAGGTAATACAGGAAGCAGATTATTGTTAAATGATATTGAACAAGCTGTTATTAATCTTTTAAATCCTAAATTAACTATACAGGGATTTACTAATGTTACGCAGAATATAACTTACGAAACATCATTGGAAACGGTTACTGATACTGATAATATTTACAGATCATTTTTAAGGCTTAACCTCGTTTTGAAGTAGATTTTTTAGTTCTTGTTCATATGCTAAATGCGCTTTAAACTCGTCTTTAAAAGAACCTAAATATTTATTACGATTATTTATTCTAATACTAGCCATCCATTTATTGTTTTTCTTTATCCAAAAAACACCAGTGTATTTACTTGAAGATTTTAAGTACTTTTTATTAGTATTGGTTCTAAATGTAACTATTTCTAAATTATCCAATTTATTGTTTTGTCTATTAAAGTCTTTATGATTTATGACTAAATTTTTATTATCATAATTATGATTTAAAAAACATTCAGCTACTAGTTGATGAATATATTTAGTTGACATTATGCCTTCGTTACACAACACAACAGCTAGATAACCGCCTTTATTTTCAGAATATTTCAATACCCTTTCTTTTATAAATCTTTCTAGTCCTCTAGGCGCTTTGGCTATTCTTGGCAAACTTTTTACATTACCTAAATCACTAACCTGATATAATCCTTCATATTCTTTAATATTTCTCCATTCTTCCATAAATACAAAAACTCCCTAAAAAGTGATGCAAGGCACTCAAAAGGGAGAATTTATTAAATTGTTATATCGCTTGCATTCGACAACACAAATATAATGTTTTTCAATAACATATAAAATATTTTTGTACTTTTACATCATAGCAAATGAATTTAACATTAAAATAAAAATACAATGGCAGATAAAATCAAAGGCGAAGGCCTTATACTTTACATTCATGACGGAGCGCTTTATCGCCCCCTAGCTTGCCTTACCGGAAATACATTAAATACAGATTTAGCTATCATTGAATCGCAAACAAAATGTTCTCCGGGTCTTGTTGAAAAACAACCAGGCGCGTTTTCTTATACGATTGATGCAGATATGGAAATAATAGATACTACAAGCGTAGGAGGTGATGATACAAAAGCGTCACACGATTATTTACTAGGACTGCAACAAACGAAAACTAAAGTAAATTGGAAAATGGATTCGGGAACTACCGATTTAACTTATTACGGAACCGGATATATTACGTCATTATCTTTAGATGCTCCTGCAGGAGACGAATTTACAACTTCGTCTATCACAATTGACGGATCAGGCGCAATTACAACAACTGACCCATTAGCACCAAGCGTTTAACTTATGGCTCCAAATAAAATCATATTATTAGAAAAAGAATTCCATTTCGGTATTGGATTTTTAACTGAATTGGTTGAGAATACTGGTCTTGATTTGGTTCATATTGGGGAAAAAATAGAAGCGGGTGACGTTTCAATTTATCCTAAGCTATTATACTATTCTCGCTTATATTCAGTCAATAGAAAGCGTGAAGAAGTTGATTTCGACATGTACACAATAAACGACATGATTGATGAAAATGGAGGTGTTTTAGGTGAGTTTGTACAATCGTTTGTAAAAGCATTTTTTGAATCATTATCAAAGGGAGTTCCAGAAAATGAAGACAAAAAAAAAGTAGTGAAAGCCATAAAATAAACTTTCAAAAAGATGTTATTTCATTTGCTATAGGCGAACTTGGAATCCCCACATTAAAACGTGTTTACGACATGAGTTTTGCGGAGTTTCAGATTCGCCTATTTGCTTGGTCAAGAATGCAGGATCGAGAATGGGAAAAAGTACGTATCTTAGCTTGGTATTCAATGGTAGGATCTCACATGGATGCTAAAAAAATGCCCAAATCAATAACTCAATTTATGAAGTTAGGAATTGATAAAAAAGATAATATAATTTCTGATGCTCAAAGAAAACGTTTTTTAGAGGTTACTCAGGAATATATGAAACAAGTAAACAGCAAATAAAATGGCAGGATTAGAAGTACAAATTGGAGCTGATGCTGCTGAATTTGAAGCCGCAATTGCTCAAGTTGAAGCAAAAATAAAGAACCTTGAAAAACAAAAGAGAATACGAATTGGTATTGATGCTGATACGGGCGATCTTGATAAAAAAATATTAGCAGCAAATGCTAATCTTGATAAGTTAAAAAACGGTTTAAATAATGCCGCTCCTGCCATAAATAACTTTAACAAAAAAATTGGTAACGGATCTAATGCATTAACTCAATTTGGAAGAATTGCACAGGATGCGCCTTTCGGCATTATGGGTATTGGAAACAATATTACCGCTACTGCCGAATCATTTGGTTATTTAGTTAAAGAGACAGGATCAGCAGGGGCAGCGTTTAAAGCCGTAGGAGCTTCGCTTATGGGCACAGGAGGTCTTTTGTTGGCAATATCATTAGTTACATCAGGCCTTACTTATATGTCTCAAAAAGGCATAACAGTAAGTGATGTATTCAATAAGCTTTCAGGAACGTTCGATCAAGCACGTAAAGACATGCAAGATTTGAACGTAGAGTCTGCTAAAAATGCACAAGCTCAGATTTCAAGTGTTGGAGCATATGTTTCGGCGGCTAAAAACATTAATCTTTCAATGGAAGATAGATTAATTGCGGTTAAAAAACTACAAGACGAATATCCTGCTTATTTTGGGAACCTTACTAAAGAGGAAATATTAAACGGTAACGTAGCCAAAACAGTCCGTGATGTTACTTCTGCTTTAATAGCAAAAGCAAAAGCTGCAGCACTAACGGACAGGATAGTTAAACTAGCCGAAGAAGAAGAAAAAATACAAAATAGCGTAAACAATTCTATAGCTGCACAGTTTAAACAATATAGGTTAACCAAGCAAGAGGCTTATGATGCTGCTGTAATTTTAAATAAACAACTAAGAGGAGAAATTGATTTAGAGGCAGAATTAACAGCAGGACGCGCTAATGCATTAAGTAAAGCCGAAAAAACTGCATTAGCTGCTTTTAAATACTCTCAGACATTACAAGGTTTAGGAGGTGAATTGCGTAAAAACATACAAGATCAAGATAAACTAACAAACAGTCTAGAAAAACAAACAGCTGCTCAAATAAAGCTTGATTATACTAAAGAAAAAGCATCTAAAAAAACTTATGATACGCCACAAGTTTCAGGAGTTGGAAATGTCACTCCTGATAATTCATTAGTAGATTTAAACACAATAGAAACTTTTAATGGAAAGCTTGATGAGTTTAAGAACAAACTTAGAAGTTTACCAGGAGAAATTACAACATCATTCAAAGGAATACGCCCGGTTGTTAGTTCTGAATTATTAGCTACATTAAAATTGCTTCAAGACTTTAATAAAGATTTAGATTCGTTGGTGAAAACATCAATTACTAAAACATTTGAAGAATTAGGAACGTCTATAGGTGAGGCGTTAGCTAAAGGTCAAAATGTATTTGGAGCAATTGGAAAAACATTAATATCTTCAATAGGTGCTTTTTTGTCAGAAATGGGATCCTTACTTATAAAATACGGTACATTAGCTGTTGCAAAAGGAGTCATTGACAAAGCATTAACTTCTGGAAATCCGGTTGTAACTATTGGTGCCGGAGTTGCTGCAATAGCTGTAGGCGTAGCTTTAAAAGCTGCGGGCGGTGCAATATCATCCAAAGCTAGTGGTTCTGGCGCATCATCTGGGAACTATTCAAGCGGTGCGTCTTACAGTTCGCCTGCATCAAGAAGTAACTCATCGGTATCTGGGGGATCATCATTTGGAAGCGGAACGGTAGTATTTGAAATATCAGGACAATCATTAATAGGAGTGCTAAAAAACACTTTAGATTCAAATAAAAGACTAGGAGGGTCGTTAACTTTATAATGGCTATAAATCAAGGTATAAGAATAACTTTTTTAGAAAACGCATCCGAAGGTGACAGAATTACTTTTTACGGAATTATAAACGGTTTAAATATAGTTTATAATAATGGATTAAATGTAGTAGATTTTGAATTTACTAATAACGATTCAGAAATATTAGCTGATCCTTTGCATAGAGTTAAGATAGGAGCTACGGCAGAAATAACCGCTAATAATTTAAAATTGTTTTTAGATACCAACGGTTATGAGTCAAATTCAATTCCTATAAATAATTTTGTTATATTAGGATCTCCTACGCCTTTATGGAATGTAGAGTCTTTATACACGTACGATAGTAATATAAAATTTATAATAGATGCCTCTGCATCAGAAAGAGTTTCAATTGTTGCTTTTTCTAATAAACCAGTTCCGACAACAGCCCCCAAATACTTTTTCCAATATGAAAATTTAGTTAATGATAGGTTTTTATGTCAAATATATCAAAAAGACTTTACTGGCAATGCAAAAGAAATAACAGGGAGAGCAACGATAAATAAAGGATCTATAAAAGAGCATTTTGACTCTATAAGAGGTACCGGATTATCTTTGTCTTTAGAAGCAAGTGAGGATTTACAGTTTCAAGATTTGTATAGTGATAATGAAAGAGATTTTACAGTTAAGTTTTATATGAATGACAATATGTTATTTTCAGGATATTTAAAACCGGATGGTATATTTCAATCATTTACTAGATCTATTTGGAATATTAATATTGAATGTGTAGATGGTTTAGGTTTTTTATCTGAACTTTCTTTTGTAGACGAAAACGGATATCGTTTTACAGGTAAATTAAGCGCTCTTGAAATAATAAGAAATTGCTTAGCCAGAACAGGCTTAAAGAACTCATTAAGCACATATGTACCTATTTTTTATAGAGGGATAATAGACGAAAATATAAATACGGATGTTTTGGCAGAAATGTACTTATCTACGGATAGGTTTATAAAATCAGACGATAATACAATAGATAATTGCGAAAGTGTATTGAAGTCAGTTTTAGGTTTATTTAATGCTGTTATAACCTCACAAGGCGATACATGGTTTATATTTAGGCCAAGCGAATTTTATAAAAACATAAATCCTCAATTCAAATTATATAACCCTAACGGAACGTATCAAGGTATTTTCGGTGGAATAATTAAAAGCAAAATAGGAAGCCAAATAGATAATTTTTACCCGCATCATTGTAGCGGTAATCAACAAATAGAAATTAAAGGCGCTGTTTCTGCTTTTAGATTAGGATATAAATATGGGTTTATAAGCAGTATTTTAGGGAATGGAAATCTTAATCATCAAGCAGGCACAAAAATATACGATGGTTGGAATGTAAGAACGTGGACTGAAACTTTTAACTCGGGTAAAATAGTCATAGACCCTGTTTCTACTATAGGTATAAGTTTTGAGTCAGGTGTAAATACAGGTGGCCCTGCAGAACTAAGAACAGCGATAGAATCAACAGAAATTGTTCCTGTTTATGAAGGTTATTCTTTTGAATTTAAGTCTAGAGTTATATCTTACGGATACCCTGTTGCATTTACATTTATTATAACTGTTGGGGATTACTCATTAATGTCAGATGGTTCATGGTATTTTTCCACTACAGGTTCTGTATCTATAATTTTAATAAATGCAGATCAAGGAGTTTTTCCTGAATCTAAAGCTGATAATATTTTTGAACGTACATTCTCAATAAAAACAGATCCATTGCCTCCTGGAGCATCAGGTAATATTAAAATAACTATGAATGTACCTAGAAACAACGTGAATAATGAGCCTGTTTTGGTAGAAGTAAAAAGTATTGAATTAATAAATACTTTTCAAGGAGAAAATATTGTAGGTGAGTTTCATACAGTAAGCAGAAATAAAGCAGTTAGCTCTATCGTAAAAGGAAATAGAAGTGTTTTAAATGGTGATAGCACCAGTAATTTTTATACTGGCGCTATATATATGCAAGATAAAGAAACGCTGACAAAATATTGGCATAGAGGTAAATTCCCTGATGAAACATTTTTTGAAATGAAACCATTGCTTAGGATAGCTGCAGAGGACGAACTTAGAATATCTCAAATACCAACAAAAATATTTTCAGGTGATATTTACGGATATTTACATTATTTAAGTGTTTATGAAATAAATAATGTACCCGGAAAATTCATGCCTATAGAATGGAGTTTTAATACATTCAGTAATATTACAACTGCAAAAGGATTAGAAATATTTTCTCCGGAATTATACGATATTGATTATTTAAAAACTGATGACTACGGAGAAACTGTTAAACCTACTATTACATCATAATTTTTTTATATCTTTGAATTATGGATTTTGTAAACGGATCAGATAGAATTTTATATATAAAATACAATGGCATATACATGCCTGTAGGTTGCTTGACTGGCAACTCATTTGATAGCTCTACTGAAATGTTGGACACAACTACAAGAGATAATCAAGGATGGGCTACATCAACTCCGGTGCTACAATCCTATTCAATAAATTTTTCAGGAATACAGGTTAATTCTACATTAATAGGTGGTAATTTTAATGTTGCTTCATATGATAGATTAACTGAATTAAAAGAAAAAAAAATCAGGATTGAATGGAAAATACAAGGTAAAATTTTTCCTATTGTGAATTACGGCTTTGGATATATAAATTCAATAGGAGAGGCTAATAATGCTGGCGAGTTCATGAGCTTTTCTGGATCTATAACAGGATTTGGAAAACCATTAAAAACATCTTTAGGCACTGTTTTATTGAATAACGGAGATCCAAATACGGTAATACAAACAAATGAGACGGGAGAAGAATTATTAAGAGTAAGTAAATTTTAATATATGTCAATAGATCCAGATAATATAAATACGGTACAAGTTAAGGATTTACCTCCTAACGAATTGTCATTAACAGATAACTTCCCTCATGAAGTTGGCGATGTTCTTTCGAGATCTACAATTCAAGAGTTAGTAAACTTTTTACGTAGCCAATCGGTAAGTTATCCATATGAAATAAAATATATTTACCCTCCAGATTACGCTTATATTGAAGATAATTTCGATATGACACCCGGATCAACACAGGGACTTGGAAAGATTTCAGGTATTTGGAATGGTTGGGCTATATTTAACGGAAATAACGGAACTGCTAATTTAGACGGAAGGACATTAATAGGTTTTGGAGCCAATTACGCTACAACTGGGCAAATGTTAGGAGAGGAAGAACATGTTTTAACAATACCGGAATTACCTGTTGTAAGTCCTATTAATGGTACATTCTTTAAAAAAGGCAGTTCTTTTGGAGGATCAACCGGATTAACAGTAGGTGACGTAGGAACAACTAATTTTGCCCCAGGAGAGCTTATTAAGCCTTTTGGAGAAGGATTAGCACACAACAATATACAGCCTTCAATGGTTGTTTTAATTATAATGAAATTACCATGATAGATCCTAATGCAGTAACAACAGTTAGAGTCGGTGAATTACCGCCTGCTGACTTTATCTTAACGGATAATGTGCCTCACGAAATAGGCACAGAATTATATAGAGGAACCGTTCAGCAACTTGCAGACTTAATAGGCTCTTACTTGGGTACATCGGACAGTTTAGCTTTTAATCCAACGACCGTAAACGATGGCGGGACTCTTCCTTCTACGGATTCTAATGAGTGGATGCTAGTAGGAAAAGGTACTTTTCATAATGTTGGTGGCGGGTCAGATATTATTACTACTGAAGAATTAAATGCAGTTACTTCTAACGGATCCTATTGGAGTTTAGCGGTACAAATACCTATTAATGTAGAATTAGCGGGTATTACACAAAACATTCGTTCTGGATACACTCAAACAGCGCCAAGCGAAGACGCTGTATTTAATAGATTTGCCGAAATAATTGCATTAATACCCGGAACTCAGACAACCGACACCGTGGTAAATGTTTCGGGTGTCCCTGGTGCTAATGCTAGCGATGCGTTGGATAATTTAAGCACAACGATTTCAACAGGTACTATTTTGAATCAAAATACAGTTTTACAAACTGCAAATTTCAGGATATCCGGAACAGACAGCTACTTTGGAACGTCAAAATTTAGTAAATCTGCTACATCATCATTCCCTGCTATAAATAAGACACCTTCAGGATCTATAAATATAGAAACGGTAAATAATGACGATATTAATTTAGCGCCAAACGGAACGGGTCAGGTAAATATAACTAACGGATGGGGCTTAGGATTCAAGCCAGTTGCAGGACTTTCTGCGGGTCCTGATTTTGGCACAACTATGGGTGGAATGTCTTATAGACCCCCTACCGAATCCATGACTAAAAATTTCTTGATTTTCAGATTCGGTCAATACGTTTTTGAAGATGATACGGCTACTTGGAAGATGATTTTAACACCAACTGGTGTAAATATTGGCGGTGGAGCTACGGGTGTAGGTGGTGCAATTCCGTTAAACGCTTTTGAGGTTCATGGAAATAGTGTAATAGGGGGAGGATATGACAGAGTTAGAACAGCACCCGCAAACGGTTTGCTTGTAGAAGGTAACACCGGAATAGGAACGTATACGCCAATAGGTAGATTAAACGTACTTACCGGATCAGGATTAACAAAAGATGTGGTTAATTTAGAAAACGGTAGTATTTCATTTTCTAATGGTTCAGCGGGTGTTACGGTTCCTGATATTTCCTCAAAATCAACTAATGGAATAGGCTTAAGTATTACTGGTGTTAATATAGATGCTAACCCTAATGCAGATATGGTATTTAATACTACGCGTGTAGATGGATTAGATTATACAGATTTAACAAAGTCCGCTTTTAGATTTAGAAGAGCAGGATCTACCACGGTAAATCTTATCGATATTTTGCGTAATGGAAACACTTCTTTTACAGGAAGTATAACCGCGCCAAGCGCAACAATTACAACAGCGCCAACAACAAGCGCAGCAACTTACGATATTTTAACAAGAAATACGAGTACCGGAGTTGTTGAAAAAATAGTTAGTAGCGCATTACCAACATCAGGAACTTATACGCCGGTAATAAGCAGTCAAATAAACACTTCTTCAGCAGTAGTAACTAACGCATCTTATTACAGGGTTGGTAGCGTGGTAACCGTAACTTTATATGGTACTTTAAATCTAACTTCGGCTAATACATATAGCAGTTTTACTATTTCTTTACCAATAAACAGAGCAACTTCTTCGTCTTATCCTATGGGGTTATCGATGCTTAGAAACACAAATGTATTTTGTAACGGATGGGTTACATCAAGCCTGACAAGCGAAACTACAATAGTTTTTAATTTAACCCCCAGTACAGGGGGAAGTACTTTTACAGCTAACTTTACATATAACGTTAATATTTAAACAAACATAAAAATGGAATACTTAATTTATTTTTCACTTGCCTTTTTAGGCGTTTTCATACATTGCTGTATCAAAGCTAATTCATTAATGGTTGATGCTAAAAGATTAAAAGTTGATTTCACTATAAAAGATTACTTATCAAAGGATTTTTTGGGTATATCGCTTTCTATAGCAATGATCTTTGTATGGTTGTTAATATTTCCGGAAGTTGCCAATGTAAAACCTAATATTTTAAACTTTATAAGAGCATCTTTTTTTGCTATAGGCTTATTTGGGTCTGTTTTAATTCAAGCCATATTTAACAAAGGTAAAGCATATATTAGAACCAAGATAGATGAAACGGTTACGGAAAAAGAAGTTTTACAAACATATGCAGACGGTGACCCAATACCTCCAAAGGGACCAAAAGGAACAGTATAATGAAAATAGAAGCCATACCTCTTTATATATTGATAACGTTTACATGTATTTATATGATGTTTGCAAAAGATACGCCTTTTTGGAATGGAGCGTATTTTATATCAAACTATTTTATACTTACATTGTTGTTTTATGAACAAAAAGATAAGCATATCCGTAATTTAGGGTGTGCTTTATCGTTATCAATACTTTTGTTTTCGGTGTTAAAATTCTTTATATCTTTAGATCAAGAATTATTAGCATATTTAAATGCCTTAATATTTGTTTTAATAGCCGTAGCTTTTTACAAATTAGAACCTAAATAACCAATGAATCATATACTATCAAAAGCGTTTAATACAGGCACCTGGTTTTCGACTATAATGTTCTTCGTTAATGAATATTTTAACTTTGATGTTGACGTTGTTTTTAAGTCAATCATGGCAATGCTTAGCTTTACACTTTTGGTATTACAACTCACAAATCAATGGCATATTAGAAAAGAACGAAGAATAAAACAATCTAAAGAAATTTTAATTGACAAGAAATTTGTTTTTAAGGATTTTAAAGAATCATTAACCGAAGATAATCACGAAAACCTAAATAAATGATATTAAAAGAAAAATACAAATCAATATTAGATAAATTCAAGGTCAATACATTGCTTAGATTATCTCATTTTTTCGCTCAGATAAAAGCAGAATCCGGATTAAAACCAATTGAAGAAAGTTTAAATTACTCAGTTGAAGGGTTAATAAATGGATTTGGCAGGCATAGAATAAGTATTGCCGATGCAAACAAATACGGTCGAACATCAAAACAAAAAGCTAATCAGGAAGTGTTAGCTAATATTTTGTATGGTGGCGAATTCGGAAAGATTAATTTAGGAAACACAAAACCTGGCGATGGATGGAAATATAGAGGTAGAGGTTTTAAACAAATAACAGGGCGTGCAAACTATACTGAACTATCAAAATATACCGGAATAGACTATTTAAACAACCCTGATCTTTTATTTAATGAAGCCGATGCGATGAACTCCGCTTTATGGTTTTGGAACAAACACAAATTAAATGAATTGGCAGATTTTACAGGCTTTAAATTAAACCCTAAAACAAAATTAAATGAAGATGCTGTTATTTTGATTACACGCGTTATTAATGGCGGTTTAAATAGGTTAGACAAGCGTAGACAATATTTCGAAGAATTTAAAAAAGAGTTTGCATAATGAAAAATATAATCACAATTATTTATTTTCAAATTGGTGTTAATGTTATCGGTTTGCCTGATATATTTAGCCATGACTTAAGTTATACTATTATTAATAAATCAAAATTTCATAAATGAAAAAAGAAATAGTAATATCGGATGTGGTACACGGAATTAAAAACGATACCGTAATAGGAGATTTAATAGTTTGGACGGAGGACGATTTAGTATGAAAGAGTTTATAAAATCAAATTGGGCTTGGTTGGGATTAGTCTTATTTTTGTTGGCTGTGATTGTGAATCGATGTGCTAATGATAAAATAGTCAAACACGATACGCAGGAATACAAAACAGTAACTACAAAAAAAGAAGCTATTCAAGTCGCGAATATTCCCGATACAATCGTTAAAAAGTTCACGGAAATTAAAACGGTTACACGATATGTTGACAGAATTAAAATTGATTCAATTAAAGTTCATTATAAAGATACTGTTCCGTGTGTTTTTGATCGATCAGGAGCAATAAACGAGAAAGAATATAGCTTTACTTATCAAACGGATCAAAAAGGCTTTAAAGTGTACAATATGCAGTTACACGATTCTTTGTTAATTGTTACTGGAACAAAAAGAAAATGGTTTTTAGGCAAAGAAACAAACACTATCTATATTTCACATACAAACAAATACATTTCATCGGATCAAGTACAGCATATAGAAGTAAAGCCAAAGAAAGAATTTTATGATAGTACATTGTTTAAATTTGGCATTGGTTTTATTTTAGGTGTTGCAATAACGAAATAATGCGTATATTTACAATCTAATAATGAATGTTTGTTGCATTTGTATTATAAATTTTTAAGGGGTGGTTTCCTTATGTTTTGAAAGGATTATTTTTTGGTTTTGGTTTAAAGGCATTCATTTATTTGAGTGCCTTTTTTGTTGTTTGTAATCTTTATAAATAATCACTAAGTGAAAAATAAATAACTTTAAAGCAATTTAAACGGAATTATATTGTATCTTTGTGCTTTAATCAATAACTAAAAATATAATTATGGAATTTAAAGGAACAAAAGGAGAATGGAAAATAACTGGAGATAATATTATAGAAGATGGATCTGGGTATATTTCTATAGGCACGGATAAAGATTGGTGGCTTTTAGAAGCTAAAGGCACTCATGTTGGGGCGGAAACAGTAGAGCAAGCACGGGCAAATGCAAAACTAATATTATGTGCTCCCGAAATGTTAGAAGTATTACAAAAATTCATTGATCTTTTTATAGAATCAGATATGAGACCCGAAGATGAATGTCACGAACTTTACGAAGAAATAAACAATGTAATCAAAAAAGCAACAACAATTTAATCAAAAAAACTTATGAAAAAACAAATCAGAAGCGCAACGGTTAGCGAGCCAAATCGTAAACACGTATTAAAACAGGAATATCTTGACCTTATCAAATTAGATTTTAATCTAAGGGAAAGAATAAGTAAAAGTATTGGTGGTTCTCCTAACTCCCAAAGAAGAAACGCGAAAAAAAATAGTCTTTTGCTCTTAGACATCAACGCGTTAGTAATTATCGCTAAATACTACGACAAAGAATTATTTGAAATTTTAGAAATTGATAACTCAAAACCTTACTAATTAATTAAAAATAGAAAATATGAATTTAAAACAAGGATTCGCATTTATCATTGATACAAATGAATATGCAGGAAATTTTGAAAGAGAAATGACAGCTTTTATAACTGGCGTTGTTGGAGAATGTGAAGTGGGAGAAGAGTACATAGACGAGGATATTGCAGAAATATTTGATGAAGAAATTCAACAAGTTTCAGACGATCACGGGTGTTATAGACCTTGTGAAGTTTACAAGGGAGATTCGGTTGCAATATTTTTTAATTCAAAGCCAAGTGATTCGCTTATAGAAATAATGAAGTCAAGAGCTTATTTGTTTAACGAAAAACGTAAAGAGCTAGATAAACGGAATCCTGAATCTGATATTAAAATATTAGGTTTTAAAGGAATTGAAGTTAGCAGTAAAAACGAAGAAGTAGCGTTGTGAAATCAGATATTTTCATACACGCCTACCAAGTAAACAAAACAAAGCTTAAAAACGCCAAAGAAACGGTTTTAGAATTGATAAAAATATCGATTATAAATATTTCACAGGCTTTAAGTATAAGTAAGTTTTACTATCAAGAAATACGCATTCAGTCAAGGAATTTCAAAAACAATTTTAAATATATAAACCGATTTTAAAAACCAAAAAACATGAGAACAATTAAATTTAGAGGGAAAAGATTAGATAATCACGAATGGGTTTACGGTGGTATTTCCATTTTTCAAGGTGAAGCATCCATTTACGATGAAAATGATCTTACAAATTCAGCTCATGAAGTTGATATTAATACAGTGGGTCAATTTTCAGGTGAAGCTGATAAAGATGGTAATGAAGTTTACGAGGATGACATTTATTTACCTGAAAATTCAAAAGAATATTATTTAGTATCTTTTTCAGATGGATCTTTTAATGGGGGTATAAATAAAACAAATTGCTCTCCTTTATTTTGGCAAGCTGAAGAAGATAATCACGGTGAATTAACCGGTGATTTAGAACCGGAAAACTTTTTTAGTAAATGGGGTATTTGTGGAAACATTCACGATAACCCTGAACTATTAACCTAATGGAAATAAAAATATTTATGTCTTTGCCTGTTTGGAAAATAGGCAAGTCAAAACGATCAGTTAAGAAAATGTAATCTGACGGATGGGTATTAAACAAAACAAGTTTATTCTTTTTCAGCCGTACACATTCCTTTAGCAAAATAATATAAAACCTATAAAATGAAAACCGAAAAAGAAGAAAATAAAGAACAGAAAAAAAACCTATATCAAAAACTTTTAACCATTCAGCAAAAGATAAACGGATTAGGAAAAGACAAAGCTACGTTTAACTACAAATACGTCACGGGCGATAAGCTTTTAGGCGAAGTCAAGCCAATGATGAACGATTTAGGCTTAATTCTAAAACAAGAAGTCTTAAGCATCGAAAATACTCGCCAAGATTATCAAACAAAAAACGGCAGCAAGTCAGAAATACTTTCAAAAGTAATGATGCAATTTACCTGGATCGATACAGAAACAGGAGAAAAAGACGTTAACAGCTTTGGCGCAAACGGTCAAAACGATTGGGAAAAAGGATTGGGTAGTGCTTTGACTTATGCGGAAAGATATTTTTTACTTAAATACTTTCACATTGCTACGGATGAGGACGATATCGACAACGACCAAAGACAAACAACTCCTGCAGTTCCTTTGCCTCCGCCGCCAACACCCGAGGAAATTTTTATCAATGCAATTTCAGAGGTTCAAAACGCAAAGGACACTAAAGAACTAACACAGATTTATAATAAAAACAAAACTCTTCACGCTAACGAGGTTTTTATAAAAGAGATCAAAGATAAACGAGAAGAATTAACACCTAAAACCAATGAGTAAAGAACAATTTGAATTAATGCGGTTTCAAGAAATGGAATCGCTTTACTCTCCTGATTTCACAAAAAAGGAGGCAACGGCAACCGGGAAGCAATTAGTTAAAAATGTATTTGAATCAGGCGAAGTTAACAAACTTCATTTCATAGCCAATTTAGCCCGTTTAAACGAGGTTGTTAGTTCAGCAATGACAGAGGCTAGAGAATCAATTATTGATATCGAAAAAGCCAAAGAATTAGGTGTAGAGTTTATTCCTGTAAATGGAGGCGAAACTTTAAATTACAAAGACGATCCTATTTGGTGCGATATCAAAAAAGAACTTACCGAACGTGAAGAACTTTTAAAAACAGCTTACAAGTCTAAAAAAGAAATTTACGATTCTGAAGGCGTAGAAGTAACAAGAGTTTCGAGCACGCCAAAAAAATCAAGCGTAACAATAAAATTCTAAACAATGAAAGATGCACTAGGAAACGATATAATCATAGGCAACGCTTACGGTTTCGCAAAAAATAAAAGCGGTATTAACACTATTAAATTAGGAACTGTAGTAGATCAAACTAAAACCGGATTTGCTTCTTTAAAAATAGATAAAGCTTTTACTTCGGTTTACAACGATCAACCGACAATTGATAAAAATCAGTGTTACGAAAAAGTTAAAGTAAAACCTTTTATGTTGTTCCCGATATGAAAGAGCCAAGAATAAGACCTTCTGACTTTTATCAAAAAGACAAGGCTCAGGTTAAATTACAGGAAATGATAAACAATCATTATACGGAACCTGAAAAATACGAAACTTACGAATCAAGTATTAATCAATAAAATAAAATATGGAAAAAGAAAAAAAGATCGTCTACTGTATGCCAGACGAAGTAGAAACAAAAGAACAACACGAAAAATATCTAAAGGTTATTGGGCATGAAAAATGGTTGCAGGAACAACAAAAATAATATAATAACCCAAAGCCGATTCACTTCGGCTTTTTTTTAGTGATATGCGGAAATGTTAAAGTTTAATAAAATACGGATATATTAAAATGTGTTTTGTATATTTGCAGTATAACCATTAAAAATTTAATTATGAGATCATTAGAATTGTTGCTTAGAGATTATCCAGAAAAAACAGGAAAAGAAATACTTCAAATACAGGAACAAGAAAAACAGGAAGCTAAAAAAGAACAACAGAAACGAGATAAAAAACAAATAGCTTTTGTGAATGATTTAAATCAAAATGGAGGCTATTTTAAAGGATGTTTTGGTACAACTCAATATTACATGTACAATATAACTGATGTTAGTTTAATCGAGGGGAAATTGTACGCAAACGTAGAGCGAATAACTTGTTTTTATGCTAGGGATTTAAAACATAGTAAAGACATGTTAGATTTTAAAATTGAGGAGAAAGAATATGAATGTCTTTATAATTACAGTTTACAAAACGAAAACAGAATTACTAAAGAAGATTATTTAAAATTATATAATGTTTTAGATATTGTAATTCCTTCTTTCTGGAATAAAGAATTAGAAACTATTAAAAAAGAATTTAGTAAATAAAATAACAGTATGAAAAAAGAATGCGAAAATTGCAAAGGAAAAGGCAGAATGTATAAAAAAATGGGTTCAATGTTAGATCAATGTCCTGTTTGCCATGGAGATAAAGTAATAGATACTGGCAAACCAATTAACCCAAAAGGAGCGGGAAGAAAAGCAATACCTGACCCTGTTAGAATTGATGTATTGGTACACAAAGATAGCGAGCCGATTATACGTGCTTTAATACTCTCAGAGCAGAAAAAATACACTGATCCGCAAAAGGTTAAAAATAAAAAGTGTTAAAGTTTTAATTAAACCGTGATTTATTAAAAAGCATTTGTTACATTTGCTTATCTAAAACAAAGAAACCATGAAAACTAAACAAATCGTAATGACAAGCGCCCACGCAATATTTAAAATGCAAAACGTAACTTTTTCTGAGGCTTTGAAATTGGCGTGGGCTAGTATCAAACAAGGCGTTAAAGCTATTGTAATGAAGTGTAATCGACAAGTGAAGTCGGAGCGTTGGATAGGTTACGAAACTGTTTACTTCAATGAATTGGTTTATACGAGTGTTGAGTTGTTGAGAGTGGTTGTTGATAATTCCGGAGCTTCTAAATGGTATGATGGATCAACTTTTAATAACGACTAATTATGTTAGGAGAAAGAAAAACATTAAAAGAATATCATCCAAACGGAGCTTTGTGGTTTATTACAGAAATAGTATTTGTTATGCCTATGTTCGTAAATAATTATATGAGCAATACTCAGCTTAGAGATTGGGACGGAACGCCTTACTTAATATTAAAATGTGAAAAATATTTTGATAACAGTCAATTCGGATGGAAATTAGAATGGAATGAATCAGGAGAATTAATAAATAAAGAAGATAAAGCCTTTAGAAAAGACGGAACTTTAATAAATTAAAAAACAAAACCATGAAACCAATAATAAACCACGAAACAAACTATTCTCAATACGATAAAGTTCAGTTGGTGCAGTTTTATCCAAATGTATCAATGTTTTTATTCAATAATTATACAAGCGAAAAATACGCTAGAGATATGAAGGATAGATTCTCAATCGGAATGTGGAAATTAAAACAGATAAACAACAATTAAAACCAAAATTATGAAAATAACAATACAATATTCAGTAGATAATGATAATTGGGATGAAGATAAATTTGAATCAGAACCGCACAGAGAATTAATTATTGACGATAATATGTTGTCAAATATTCTTAGAACTTTTGGAGGACTAAACAAAGATGAGTTTTTACATGAAATAGAACACGTAATTTATTAATAAATGACAACTAACCAATTATTCCAACAAAACAATCGTGATTTAATGTTGCGGTTGATTCCTGAAAAGCGTTTTAGATTTTGCAAAACCAACAAAGAACTGATTGATAAACTTATTAAAGAAATTGGAATATGTCTGAATTAAAACTAACAAGGAAATGTTTAAAAGATTTTGAGAAATGGGTTCAAGATAAACACTCATATCATTGGGTCGAATTTGTAGACGAATTAAATACTCTTTTTCAAAACGCATTATATTTAGAATTTTTTGACTTAAGAGGCATTTATATTGATCGAAATGTTTACGAAAGAAAAATAAATATCTGGAATTACAGAGAAGAAGAGCCGAGCGATCCCATAGTAATAGATTGTGAGTATTTAGAGAGTTTTAAGGATTGGTACGAGGAAGCAATTGAAAAAGCGAATGAACTTTATAATTCAAGCCATGACTAAAATATCATTAGTTCGCACATTATCCGGATTCAAGCCGGCATATGATTCAGATTTTGAAATTTCCAAAAAGATCAAATTAAACGAGCCTTACGAATACGAATTTAAAAGACCCAGGAATTACAAGTTCCATAAAAAGTTTTTCGCTTTGGTAAAAATGGTTTTTGACAACCAAGAACAATACACCAACATCGAACACTTACGAAAAGATTTAATTATCGAATCAGGAAACTACGATTTAAGGCACGATCTTTTAGGAGTTGAAATACGCGAAGCAAAAAGCATCTCGTTCGCTTCAATGTCAGAAGATGAGTTTTCAGAGCTATACAATTCGGTTGTCGATGTAATTATTAAATACTTTCATTTCGATAAACAGGAAATTGCGGACAATGTAGAACAGTATTACTAAAAATCAATTTTATGGAATTATCAGACGAAGCATTAGAATTTGAGTTCGAACAATTGAATCGATTTGCTGGATTAAATCAAACGAATCAAGGATATATTGTAGAAACTAAAAACGGCTTAATAGGGAGGACAAAACACAGTGATCCATTGGTAAACGGTAAACAACCCGTTTATGTTGAAAATGGTAAATTACTTTGTGATCCGGAAACACTAAAAATAAAAGGATTTATTGACTAATTTAAAAATAACCAAAAATGACACCAAAACAAAAAGCAGAAGATTTAATAACATCATTTAGGGATAAACTTGATGAGGCTATATCTTACGAAGAATCGGTAAAATGTTCGATACTATGTGTTGAAGAAATAATAAATTTAATGTCAAGCACATTTAATTGGTCGCAAGAATATAACGGAAATATTCATTATTGGCAAGAAGTAAAACAAGAATTAGAGAATAACAAATAAATATAAACTTAAAACCAAAAAAATGAAATTAGAATTAAAACACATTGTTGGGTATTTGCCTTATAAGATAGAAGTACAATATACAGATTGTTTAACTACAAGAAAAAGACGTGCATACATAACTAATGCAGGGATAGAAGATATAGAAACGACTTATAAAAGAAAAATAAATAGTTGTTCAGGTGATATAATTTCTTGGATAGAACATAACAATGTACATGATATAAAAGTCAAATTATTTCTACGCCCACTATCCGATATAGGTCAAATTCAGTTTATGGGGTTATGGACTAAAGAAACTGATTTTGAAAGTATATTAAAATTTATAGAATCGGATTCAGAAACAAGATTAAGTTTTAAATTTTCATTAATATTTTGGGAATCACTTTACGAATGGCATTTCGATATTCACGGACTAATAGAAGCGGGTTTGGCAATTAATATAAATAATTTAGAGCCATGAAAGACATTTTACAAGGTTACCCGAAACCCAAATCAAGCATTCAGGAAGTGTTACTTCATCTAATTTTATTCGGCAACGCTTCAATTGTAGATTTTGCAACCTTAAGCGGATTCCGAACTAGGATCTCACAACTTACGCTAACACACGGCTTATTTCTAGAAAGAGAATGGATATTTGCATTTAACAAATTTGGCAATCAAATAAAATACGCAAAGCACACCCTGCCGGATTCAGAGAAACAAAAGGCGGTTAATATTTATTATCAATTAAACAATCAGTAATTATGAAAACAGCTATAGAAATTGCAGAAAAGGAAATTGCAGAATTGTGGAGTAGTCCATCAGATCATCCAACTTACACTCAAATATTTGAAGTGTTGGAGCGTGTTAAAGAAACCGAAAAACAGCAAATTATTGACGCTGTAAAATATGGGCAAAACAATCATAGTATATCTATTTCACATGAAGAAAAAATGGCTAATGATTATTACAACTCAACATTCGCAACAAACAAAGAAACTTTAAAATAAATTAGGATGAAAGCTAAATTACTTAAGAAAATAAGAAGGTGTTTTTATATTATTCATTATTGGGATGATGTAAAAAAAGAAAGTTACTACATGTCAAAAAATAAAGAAACAGGAAAATTAAGCAAAACAAAAGATTTTTTAGATTTCTATAGTTCTGTATGTTGGGGATATGGATTAAATACTTACTTCAAATTAAAAGGATTGTATTATACTCGTGAAGAAAATAGACGCCAAAGAAAACTAAATAAAGAGTTTCAAATTTTAACCCACTAACGCCAATAGGCATAAAATTTAGGATTATGAAAAAAGTATTAACATTTATACCAATTATTGGTTTAATTTCATGTGTATTATTAACCGTGGAAGAAAGCGGATTAAATAATAAGATTATATATCATTTATCTGGTTGGATTCAGGCTATATCAACAGTATTTTTACTGTTATATTTATCTAATTAATGAAATAATTAACCTAAATTGTTTTTTAATTGAAATAATTTTGTACATTTGTGAATGTAATATCTGTGGTGGATTTATTACGAATTAACATATTCACGATTTAAAACCCTTAATAGGAGTAGAGCCACCACCTCGAAACTATTAAGGGTTTTTCGTTTAAAATATTTAATATATGCTAGTAACAATAAACACAGATGCATGTTTTCATACATCACTTAAAATCGGTGGATACGCTTTTTGGGCGGTCTGTAACGATTTTAAAATAACCAAAAGTGGAGTGTTTCGAAAAAAATGTACTACTTCAGATGATGCCGAAGCAAAATGTATTATAAACGCTTTGAGCATCGTTTTAAAATCTCACAAAGGTATTACTAAGATAATCGTAAATACCGATTCTTTGAACGCTATTGCCTACTTAAAGAACGATAAAAGACATGTTTCAAAATATAATCTTTCAACATCAAAAAGGATTCAATTTAGCAATCTTTTTTTAGAACTGAGGCGTTTGTATAAAAAACAATTAGAAATAGAATTTAGGCACGTAAAAGCGCATTCAAATATTGATGATGCAAGAAGTTTTGTAAATGAATGGTGCGATACCAACGCAAAAAAAATGATGTGGGAAAAGATTAATAACTCTAAATGTTAGGATATGGACGATATAAAATGGTTTAAGTTTAATCCTAGCCGTTGGATGATGGGAAAAATACAAAAGTGTCCCGAAGTTACTCAGGCTCGTTTTATTAGATTGTGTTCTATGTATTGGGTCAAAGATTGCGAAATGACAATTGAAGATGCTATTATTGAAATTGACGAAGATCATTTAAACATTCTAAAATCAAAAAAAATAATAACGATTGACGAGATAAAAATTTACATTTCTTTTTTAGACGAACAAATTTTTGAAATAAAAGAAGATAAAAAAGATAAAAGTACAAGCGGAATTGTTGGGAATCTAAAACGCTGGCACAAGGGTATTTACGATCAATTTATTTCAAAATCTATATCTTTGGAAAAGGCAATTGAGCTATCTAAAATTATCGCACCGCTATCGCCCCCCGATAACGACCCGATCGCAACAGGATCGCAAAACATCGCAGATAAAGACAAGATAAGACAAGACTTAGATAAAGAAGAAGATAAGATAAGAAAAGATACTAAAGAGGATGTGTTGGATTTAAAAAATCCAACCCCACCACAATTAAAAATTGATTATGATAAATTAAAATTGTTTTTTAATAGTAATTGTGGTTCGATGTCTAAAATTCAAGTTTTATCTGATTCAAGGAAAAAGAAAATTTCAATCTTAATAAAAAAATTCTCTAAAGAAGACTTTATGAAAGTTATTGAAAAATCAAAAGAATCAAATTTTATGCAAGGTGAAAATGATCGAGAATGGAAAGCAGATTTTGATTGGATTTTAAACCAAACAAATTTTATAAAGATTTTAGAAGGTAATTATGATAATAAAAAAACCTCAACAACAAAAATAGAATCAGGGAATTTAATTCATACAAACTAATGGAAAATCAAGAGATAAAAGTAGAAATGATCGGAATAAGAAAGTATGAATATTTAACCGATTTACAAAAACAATACAATAATTACAATTTTTCCAATCCGGATAAAGAGCAAAAAACACTTTCCGAAATTGAATTGAAGCAAATTGAATCCTACGAGAATAAGTTTAAAGCTCCGCAAATCGATGAAGAAGAAAGAAAAAAATACATGAGAATTGTTCGTGAAGGAGAAAAACCGGAATTTGAAACTATTCAAGGCTTAATTCCTAATTATAAAAATTTATCATACGGTTTTTTGCAAGCTTTCGAAACTCTTAACGCAAAGAAATTCGAATTAACCGAAGATTCAATTTTAAACATAAGGGCGGTTGTTTTGTATTTCGCTAACAATGAATCGTTTTTTCAATCAGAACGTTTGATTAAACAAATTGATGATCGGGAATTAATTCCAAGTTTTCAAAAAGGAATTTTAATTGTTGGTGATTTTGGCAACGGTAAAAGTTCGATAATGCAAACATTTGAACATTTAATAAACCACAATTATAAAATAGCCGTTGATAATAGATGGAATAATGTAAACGATTGGGCGCGTTTAAGGTTTAAATTTAAAAGTTGTCGTGCCATTGCTTCGGAATACGAATTTCTTTCAAAAGAAGATAGCAAACAGGCTTTTTTAACCAAGTATTCAAGGTCAGACTATTGTTACGATGATATTACAAAAGAGCAATTAGCGAGTAATTACGGTTTAAAGAACGTTATTCAGGTTGTTTTAGAAAATCGTTACGATGATATCTTTGTTAAGATCAAAGAGGAAAAACGCGTTAATCGTACGCACGGAACATTAAATTATCACAAAGAGCATCCAGGTAATTTAAGGATTGCAATTCAAAATTTAGGCGTTAAATATGAACCTCACATGTACGATAGAGCATTGCAAATATTTAATATAATCGAATTTAAAGGGAAAAGTTTTAGAAGATAACATTATGGAAAAAGAAAAATATACACCCGTTAAAGGCGATGTTTTTAAATGGGTAGATGAAGAATATATTTGCATTGAATCAGGTAAGTTTTCAGGTGTAGTTAATCCAATCGTAGAAACTTATTACATACGTGGTTTTATTTGGGAATATGACAAAGAAAAACCTGAGTTCGTTAGAAAAGCAACCAATGAAGAATTAGATAGATTATTTGCAATATTGTAAAATTTAGAAGATAAACCAAAAATCAAAAGTTATGAAAGAAATAAACAACGTTACGATTTACAAATGTGATTTTTGTAAAAAGGAATTGAAGCGAAAACACGCAATGGCTAATCACGAAAAAAAATGCAATAATAATCCTGAAAATTGGAGAGCTTGTTTTAATGGTTGTCAACATTTAGAAAGAAAACCAATTATTTTAGATATTGGAATTGATAATTATATTTCAGGCGAACCAGAACAAAGAACTTATAACGGTTTTTATTGCGCATTGAAAAAACAATATTTAATTCCTGCAGTTGTTCAAAATAAAGATGGAGGAATAAACGCTAAACACGGTTATGACAAAAAAGGTGAAGAAGTGGAACAGTATTTTATGCCGAAAGAATGCGAATCTTATGATGATCGACTTAATTTTTAACCCATGAAAACAATAACCATAGAATTAATATTAGAAAAAGTAGCTGATTACTTTAAAATTGATAAATCAAAAATAGTCTCTCATAGCCGTAAAAAATCAATCGCCTACGCAAGACACGTATATTATTTTTTATCGCGGGAAATGACCAAAGAAAAGCTTTTTACGGTAGCTTTGTTAGTAGATCGCAAACACGCATGTGTGTCTAAGTCTATAAAACAGCATAAAACGGATTTAAAATTTGCAAACGACATTCACAAAGTAAGGCAGTCAATTTTTATGATTGGGTTTTTACAGGACGATATAAACTTACTTGAATTGTGTAGTAAGGGTTAATAAAAAAACAGTAGATTTTTAGAGTTTAAATAAATCAAAAAAGATAAGATTATGACTAAACAGGAAAAAATAAAACAAGGTTACGGGATATATTCAGACATAGCCTTAGGTTTATGTGACGAAAACGGTTGGATAAAAGGAAGTGAATATTACACCTATTTTCCTCAAAACAAAGATAAAAAGATTGGGATTGATGAATATATTTATTTTCGCCCTAAATCCTTACAAGGAATAGAAGATAACAACGGCTGGACGAAAATAGAATCCGAAAAAGATCTGCCTGATTTAATTGGTGAAAATATTATTTTCTATAGAAACGGATTAACAACAACATACCCAAGCGAGGACATATCAGAAGATAAAAAAACATATTTAAAATATTCTCATTTTAAGATTAGGATAAAATATCGAGCCCCAATTTACTAAATAATGCTAAACCCAAACAAAACATATCATCGTAAAAAACAAATCCTTCACGATGAAGACGGAAACCAAATATTAAAGTTTAAAGACAATATGCCGGACGGATCAGATTACACAGCCGATTTAGTAATTAACATGAACAAATACATTTTGCGTTATCCGGAGCGAATAGAAGTTTTAGAGAAAGAGAATGTACAACTTAATTTATTTTAGATATGAAATCACATAAAATAAAAACAGAAATTGAATACTACCAAAAAGTAGTTTCGGGAGAAAAGACCTGGGAATTAAGATTTAACGATCGAAATTACGAAACAGGAGATCAATTAATTCTTGAAGAATACGACAAGGATAAAAAACAATATACCGGATTTTCTACAAGTAGAATAGTAACTTATATGCTTAAAGATGCCGAAAGATTCGGATTAATGAAAGGATTTTGTTTAATGTCATTTATACACCCATGAAAGTATTAAAAGAATCAAATGTAACACGTGTAATTGGAAACCCAATTTGTGAAAACGGAATGTGGGGAATAAAAGTTGAATTTAATTGCGACGGAATAATTGACGAAACAAATATTTTTTTAGATAGTAAAGCGTTGGTATTAAAAATTAAAGTAGGATATAAATTTTTACACTAAAATAATGAAAAAGAATAAGCACAATCCGGTCCCAACAAAAAGAGTAATTGATAATATCAGTTATTTAAGATCAAACGATAACACCGAAGCTAAGAGGGTAGTTGAATCTGTAAAAGATATGCCTCATGTGAATAAAATTAAATTTTTACTTAAAAATTAAGCTATGAATACTCAATTATCTTTGTTTTCGCAACAAGGATCTGAATATTTCAGAACAGGCGCAGATGCATTACTTGACGCGGTAAATTTAGATCGTAAGCCAAAAGACAAATATAAAATAGAGTATTATTATCAATATAAAAATTTATTTGTTCTAATAGCTGTAAATAAAGAAAAAAATATAATTTGTAATATTGTTGATGAAAACGGAAAAGTCCCGAACGGTTTTTGTGTTTGTTGGAGAACACATCCTCACATTTTACAGGAATTAAAAATTAAGATAGATTTATCATGATAAAAGAAAAGAAGTGCAAAGGACAAAACAAAGCTCATGGTTTTGAATCATGCGGTAAAATTACAAATGTAGCTTATTTGAAATATGGACTTTGCGCTTCGTGTTATCCGAAGTATTTATTAAATGATGAACGAGGCAAAGTAATAATGCATAAGGCAATGAATGCTGGAAAATCAATAGTTAAAAAAGAGAGTGTAAAAAAAGAAAAAGTTATTCGTGATAAAATGAAAGAGAATGTGAAAACGCTTTCGCAACATGAAGCTGACGCAAAAAAGAGTTTTCAGCGTTGGATCAGGCTTAGGGACGCAGAATTAAACTGCATTAGTTGTGATACAGTAAAAGCAAAAGAATGGCACGCATCACATTATTTTGATTGTAATAGGTTTTCAGGACTTATTTTCGACCCGCGTAACGTCGCAAAAAGCTGTGACTACTGTAATGTATATCTTTCAGGAAATTTAATCGAATATAGGCAAGGATTGATTAAACGGCACGGAGTAGAATTTGTGGAGCAATTAGAAAGTGAAGCCGATTCGAAACGAGTTTACAAATACACAAAACAAGAATTGATTGATATAAAGAAAAAATACGATACAAAAATTAAAAACCAAGATTTTAGTTGAAAAATTGTTTATATTTGCATTATAATAGTTCGTCCGACAATAGAACTTAACAGAACAGCCTTTTTAAATGATGATACCCGTCGGACGGTATTGGATTTTATAAAGGCATTTTTATTTTATACAAATTATGGAATTAGTAATTTTAGAAAGTCCTTTCGCAGGAGACAGAGAACGTAATATTGATTACGCTAGAAAATGTATGTTAGATTGTTTTAATAGAAACGAAGCTCCATTCGCAAGTCATTTGCTTTATACGCAATGTTTGGATGATGATTTTGAACCGCATAGATTTTTAGGAATTACTGCAGGTTTAAAATGGGGTGAAAAAGCGAGCAAAACAGTTGTTTATACTGATTATGGTATTTCTAAGGGTATGGAATACGGAATTAAAGACGCTGAGAAAAATAATCGTGTAATTGAATACCGTAAAATATTATGAATGTAACTAATAAAATTAAAATCACTCAGGAAGATAATTTAATTTTAATGAAACGATATCCTGACAATTACTTTGAACTTGCAATTGTTGATCCGCCTTATGGAATTTTAAATAAGACAAAAAGAGGTGGTGACCATAAATTTAATATGAAAGAATATAGTCAATGGGATGTAAAACCTAATGATGAATACTTTAATGAATTATTTAGAGTGTCAAAAAATCAAATTATTTGGGGAGGAAATTATTTTAGTCAAATCTGGTTAAGAAGTGAATACAATAAAGGTTTTATCA